AAAATCGTGGGTCCCAAAAATCGCTAAGAAGTTTGCTGACAGTGAAATTAAAAGCACCAAGCCTGCCGACAAGGAGGTTAACCTTTTTGACGGCGATGGTTTGCTCCTGCTCCTGCTCCTGCAAAAGATATTGCAGTAACGGATATACCAAGGGAAAGCATAAGTGAAAAAATTGCCGAACTTGAACTACGGCTCAGAGAAAACAAAAGAAACGAATCGTAGAAAAGATTCTTCAGAAGAATGCATTATAACAGCAAAAGCATCTCAGGCTCAGGCTCAGGCTCAGGCTCAGGATATGCATCATCCCTCACCCACACATTAATAAGTAACCATCTGATTTTAAATGAAAATAACAAAAAATGTAGAGTGTAAATGATTTTCCATATAATACTTTTAGCTTAGGGTGGATCTGATTTAGGCAAAACTTGGATACTACTCGCCAGCACAACTTTTAATCAGAAAGGATTAAATTATGGATGATGGCATAAAAATCGTATTGTCCCCGGTGCAACTCGCTGCAGTGCTGTCTGACAAATCTGTGACTGAGGGAGAGACTCTCAGTAATCGTTTATATGGCGGTCTTGGCCTTGTCATGGGGACGCTTGAGCTAGCGGGAGCAACCGCGCTTTGCATAGCACCTGAACCTACCGGGCTGACGAAAGCAGCCTGCGTAGTTGTCGGTGCACACAGCATGGACAGCATCAATACCGCTGCCAATCAGGTGCTGTCCGGTAAAAATGTGCACAGCGCTACTTATCGTGCTTCTGTTGAGATGGCTAAACAGTTTGGTGCTGATGACGAAACAGCCTGGAAAGTGGGTCTGACCGTTGATGTGGCCGTACCTATTGCTCTTTCACTTGGTTTGGGAGCTGCAAGGGTTGCTGCCGTTCGTGTTGGACGAATAAAATTAATTGAGCATGAATCTGTTACAGGATTAAAACCTGGCGGGCATACGATCCTTAAGCATGTTGGCAAATCACAGCAAGAGCTTCACGAACGAATTATCAAATCCAATGGAGTACTGGATCTGTCAGGTTCGTTCTCATCGCTGGATATTGCAGAAACAGCCATCTCAAAAGCATTACATAATAACCGTGAATGGATAAAGGTATGGGCTGCGAGTACTCCGAGTCATAATTTAACCATTACCTTTGATATGGGCAGACCCGTTGGCTATGTTGTTCAGAAGGGCACCGATACTGTTTATAAAGCCACTAAAATTAGGATTGCGCTTAAGTATCAGACTTATAATAATAAACCCTACTATATAATTACTTCTTTCCCAGATAAGTGAGATGTCTATGAGCCGCGCCCCCCTTGCCCCAAATTTGGATCTATGTCTTATGGGAACACTTAATCAGGACTTCGACGTCATAACCGGTGCGGACACGATGGAAGGTGCTATTGACGTGGTTGTTGACGAAGCATCACCAGAAGAACGAAGCAATTTGCGCAACGAGATTGCTGACTTTCTCCAGCTCTCTGATGAAGAGATACAAGCAGAATTTGCCGAGCGCTGGAAAGAAATTTCACCCGATTACGCCAAGGATTTCCTGGTATATTTTCTTGAGAGCATCAATAGGTATGGTGACCTTTGAGCGACTTCATAAACAAGTATTGGTATACGGTTAGGTATACCGTTAAAAGTTGAATTAATAAAAAATTATAAAAAACAAGTTACTGCGTTATTTTTTCATATTCCGCCAGCCCGCCAAAACTCTTTGTTGCTGGTCACCAGAGCCTGATGTAAAGTCCTGAAAGCCCTGCGGGCTTTTTTTTACCTGTTTTATCAGAACATTTCCAGATAAACCCACAAAAAATGTACATCCTTAGATACACGGTATACGATAATCCATCAAATCAGCACCCGCGATGGCAGATCCCGGCCATGGCATGCATCATATCCTTCTTACAAGCAGTAAAATTCTAAAGTTTAACTCCGTGAAAAATACTCCGTACTATCTGGAATATGATAACTCACGAACACTCATTATATTCTTGGATGGATATTGTAATAGCACAATAAACGACAGGCTGCACAAAAAACCAGTACACTTCGCAATAGTCAATAATATAACTGCCAATAATCAATATCATAAAACCATAAATTAAAAGCATATTGATTTCGGATTCCACCCGCGAAAATTTAGTAAAACCACAAAAAAATGATGTTATTATTTATGGAACTTAAAAAACCATAAAAGGATACAAAACAGTGATTGATTGCTTACTCGACTTTGACCAAATTTCAGCCGACCGAAAAAAAGTGTACTTACAATGCCCTGGCATTGGTAAATTTGAAGTTTTCAGCGGTGATATGCCATTCACCAATCGCCCTGAATGCTCTTTTATCGACCATTCAGCGATACCTAACGGGAAGTACTGGATAGTAGATCGCCCAAGAGGGCCCTGGAAATCACGGACTCTTACTTGGGCAGAGGATTTTGCAACCGGAAACGAACATAGCACATGGTTTGCTTTGTATCGGGCCGATGGCAGCATTGATGATGAAACCTTTATCAGCGGTGTAAGACGCTCACATTTTAGGATCCATCCTTTACGGCCTGACGGTTCTGGTACATCATGGGGTTGTATCACATTC